ACTTTATTTACCCAAAGATTTGCATCTTGGTTATTCGCTGGTATCTGCCAAACATTACCTGGAAACCCAGAAACTTGGTATTTAGATGAATCACTGTGAGTGATAAATCCTTTTCCCCAACATTCTGCTACACAGTATTTATATGCCATGTTTCCTCCTTATTAAGTTGTTTATATCATTTTTCATTATCATTGTATATTACGAAGTTGTTATTGTTTTAGTTGCAACTGCTGCTCCTGTAAATTCTTCTGTGGCACCTGTAAAAGAAGGAAATGCAGTAGTACCAGCTATTGCAAGTGCTGCTGTTCCTGTTCCTGTTCCAGCTCCTTGATTTCTTGCTGTTGACATTGTAGCTGGAGATGTATTCCAGCTTGTTCCATTCCAAGTTTCTGTAACTCCTGTACTTGCAGTGCCAGGAAATCCTCCCATAGCAACAGCAGAAGTTTGATTGCCTTGTCCTGAAGTTCCATATCTAGCTGTATTCATACTACTAACTGAAGTCCAACTTGTACCATTCCATGATTCTGTTGCTCCTGTAACTGGAGGAGTATCTCCAGCAAAAGCTAAAGCTGCTGTTTGAATTCCTGCTCCTGCTAAAGTATCTCTTGCTGTGTTTAGTGGATTAACTGTAGCCCACGCAGCTCCATTCCAAGTTTGTGTCTGTCCTGTAACTCCAGGTCCATTATTTCCACCAAAAGATAATGTGGCTGTTTGTGGTCCTGTAGCAATGTGCTTATATAAATTACCTGGCATACTTGTAGATGGTGACCAACTTGTGCCATTCCAAGATTCAGTAGATGAAATAAGTCCTGTTGGAGAATTACCTGCAAGTGCAAATGCAGAAGATGAAGATGCTCCAGACCCCGCTAATTGTTGTCTTGAAGTATTTAAACTATTTACTGAAGTCCAAGAAGTACCATTATATGATTCCGTTGCTGTAGAAGTAGTAGGACCTACACTTCCACCATACACTAAAGAATTAGTTTGAGTGCCATTTGCTGCTATTAAAAATCTTGCTGTATTTAATGATCCTCCACTAGCAAAAGAATCTGTATTAAATCCTGCCAGTTTAAATGCATACGTTGCATTATTATACCAAACTTGTCCTTCGTCTAATGGAGATGGGTCTGTTGCTACAGATTGAACTGCAAAACCATTTATACCTTTATAAGTAGCCATGGTTATTTATTCTGTAATAGCCAGCCTTGAGTGTTGTCGGTAAATACTAAAGTTAAACCAGCTCTTTCAACTGACACGGTTAAATCTTCTGCTACACCTTGAATATTTTTTCCATTTCTTGCAATAATGAAATTATAGGAATCAAATGTTCCAGCATAATCAATGAAAGATACGAAGTCTCCAAGAGTTGGTGATGATGGTAATGTTGCTGTAATTGCAGTGCTGTTTGAACTTGTGTTTACAAAATAACCTTCTTTTGCAGTAACTGTAAAGTTTGTAGTTTTAACCGCTTGCCAAGCTGCTCCGCCTGATACGGTTGCGAATGTTACAGCACCTGAACCATTAGTTTGTAATACTTGGTTTGTTGCACCATCTGCAGTTGGTAAAGAATAAGCTGTAAAACTTTGAACACCTGCTGTTGTTACAACAATAGGAGCATTATTAAATGAAGGTAATGTGTTAGGTAATGTAAAACTAACATTAGATGCAACTGTTGCACCTGCTTTTAATGATACATAGTTTGAGTTATCTGCATCCCCAAATCTAACTTCGTTTTGATTAGGTAATCTGATAGTAGATAAATCATTGCCTATATCAGTAGGATTTGTTCCATCTAAATAAATTATTTTATGACTTTTATCAGTTGCATCCCAAATAACAGAAGATCCTCCAACTTGATTTAATGCTACTGTGAAAGCTCCTGATGTTGCATTATCCACAATGTAAGTTTTTTCAATTCCAGTTTCAATAAATATTGTACAGTTTGCAGTAATTGTTCCTGTAAATTTTAAAATAGCATTTCTTGCATCTGAAATAGTAGCATTTGTCATTGACAATGTTGTATTAGTAGATGTAAGTGCTATAGATTGAAAACCTGCGATAGCTTGTTGTAGTAAATTTAAATTTGAGTTTGTTTTATCACCCCATGTACCTGAGTTTTCACCCGTTACCATTAACTCAAGTTTAAGGTCTGTAGAATAACTAGATGCCATATAAATTCCTTTTAAATATTATGTATAATAGCTAATTTTAGTTTGATTAAGCTGCTATGTCAACAACCGCCCAGTTATTAGTTACCCCTATATCTACAACTGCCCAAGCACTTACAAATAAACGGCCTGTAGAAGTTGTCATATTTACGCCAGTTAATGTAACAGACCCATCAATAGTAAATGTTACAGTTCCTGTAGTAGTTACAACACTAGAGCCTGTTAAAATAACAGTAGCTACATCTCCACTAGCTGTACCTGTAGTTACGTTTAATAAATTTGTAGTTAAATTAACTGTAGCATTACCACTTAATACTTCATCACCTATTAATATATTAGCTTGATTACCTGTTACTTCAAATGAAGCTCCAGCATCTGCTGTTAGTGTTCCCGTTGCAGAACTCATTGAATCACCAACTACTATTTCAGATGTATTACCATCTGCAGTAATTGAGTAAGCTCCAATGGTTGTATTTAAAATATCTAATGCTGTTAATACAACATCAGCATTACCTAAACCACTTTCATCTCCTAAACTTATTTGTAATAAATTTGTAGATAAAGTTAAATTAGAATCTCCAGTAATAGAAACTGTATTAACTGTAGAATTTAATTGTTCTCCAGTTATTGAAACATTATTATCTATTTGAATTGAAACAGAACTTGTAGTAGTCCCGAGAGCCGTGGTTATATAACCAACCCCCCAAGCATTAGCACCCCAAGTGCCTTGACCCCACGCTTCAAATGTTACTGTAGCGTCTTCGTTGCCTTCTCCCCAGTATCCTATACCGTAAACGCCTGAACCCCAGGGAGCCGACATAAATTCTCCTTAAGCTATTCTTAAGATAGCTGCTGCAGATGTAAATGCTGGGAATTGAATTGTAAATGTTCCAGATGTTGCAGTTTTATCACTACCAAAATCTAATACACATACTGATTTGTTAGAAGCTGATGTATTATAAATTAAAGCTCCTCTTGCAGTAAGTGTTACTCCTGTAAAAGATAAATCTGCGAAATCTACGATTGCTACTGAACCATCTAGTGATACTTGTTGAGAAGCTAGTACTCCTCCACCTGCAGAATACTGTCCAGTATTTCCAACTTCATCACTTGATGAGTATACTGTTGTAGTAGCGTTTAGTGTAGCTGCTGATGAGTAAAGTGCTAATTTAAAAACTTGTCCCGAACCTGAATCAAAATCGTGAACAGCACCTAAAATCTCTGATTTGAAAGTGTTGCACACTGCTTGTGTTATTGCCATATGTTGTACTCCTTATAGTTGTTATGGGGATGGTGAGTTAATTTTGATACGTAACACTCCATCCTGAAATTCGTCTCTGCGTCTTCTACCTGTTTGTTCTAACGCAAATCCTTGTAATGCTGTATTATACTTGTCTTGATACAGTTTGTACATATCCATCGGACCTTTTAGATACGCAAAAGCCTCCACTAAACATGCATATAATAATAATTCTGGTGCATTTACACTTACGTAAGTTGTTGTATTTGAAGCACTTAAACCATCTGGTGTATAAACATAATCTAAAGTTACTACATAAGCCAAATCTGGAGTAGGAGCTACTTCAATAGCATCTTCTCTAAAAGTTGCATAATATTTTGGGAATCCTGTAGAACCTGCTGCATTATATTCAGTAATAAAAGTATCATCTCTAGGTTCTAGAGCGACTTGAATATTTGAACTATTTGTTGCAACTACGGATCTTACAATTAAAGCTCTTCTGGAAGTAGTGCTTCCTGAAGATCCTGATGAATTTGGTAAAACTAAATATTTATTATTAGCTGTAAATGTAGAAGTAGCATATTCTCTAGAATAGTCTGCATCTGTTTCTCTAAATATTTTAAATTCAGAATCTCTAATAAATCCATTAACAATAGTAGCTGTTAAAACTCCTGAATCTACTTCTGTATAATCTCTAATTTTTTGTACTAATTCTGCGTATGTCATTTTATGTTATATTAATAGTTACATCACCTACATTTGAGTAAGCTGATCTTCTTGAATTAATAATATCTCCACTTATACCTGGTTCCATTCCAATAGCTGTGTATTGTCCAGGCCAAAAATATAAGTCTAATAATACAAGACAACCACCACCAGGCACAGTATCTGATCTAGCATTTTTAAGTCCTTGTGGATCTGCTTTATGATGTCTTGGATCTAATTGAGGATGTTTTGGTTCGTATTCAGTATAATGAACAAAAGAACCATTCCATTCTCTCTTCATTTCCACGTATGGAAATTGCATTCCTGATCTATCAGAAATAGATAATGATCTTTTACCTCTTGCAAATGCCATTAAATTCCATCTCCAAAGTAAGAATAAGGTGAAATATAAGAGCTTGTTCTTTGAGAGTCTTCTTCTAAAGCTCTTTGTAACTCATCCTCATATATTAGTTTTAATCCTTGAACTCTATCTGGAGAAAATTTTTGTCCTAGATAATATGCAAGTCCAGATATCATACATGGTAGAAATCTATAAGGAACGTTTGCTTGATCATTATAATCACCAGCATCTTGAATTCTACTAATGTAATAATACTTTAAATAAATATATTGAGCACAATCTGGTGTTAAATATAAACTGATTTTTGGATTAGTTTGACGATCCACATAGTATTGTGAAGGTTGTCCTTGTTGTCCTTTATTAGGAAGAGCTGCATAAGCAGATCTATCAATTTTATCTAATGAAATATCATTAGTTGTTTCAGTTATTGTTTGAGCAGTAGATACATAAGCTTCTAATACATCACTACAGTCTTGTGGTGTTGCATAAGTTGATACACCCGCTGTAAGTAATTGTTCTTTAAGAACAACTTTCCAAAGATGAACACCTCTATTTCCCCATTCAGAAAATAAAATGTTTAAACTTCTTCTTGCTGATTTTATATTGTATCCGCTGTTAGTTCTAACCCCACAACGTTCATAAGCTTCTTCAATAATATCATCTATGTCTAGATCGAATGTTGTAGTTCCTGAAGTAGCCATTAGACATTATTTTTTCTTAACGTTTTTAGAAACTTTCTTAGCACTAAATCCTTTTAACATACCTGCAACTTTTGCTGG